GCAGGTATCGAATGCCTCGACGCAATCGCAGCGGCGACAGGCGACGGCTTCGAACACTACTTACAAGGAAACATCCTCAAATACCTCTGGCGATACCGGTACAAAAACGGAATCGAAGACCTCAAGAAAGCCCAGTTCTACTTAAATAAACTTATCACAACAAAGGAAGATAGCCATGAATAACATGTTGCCCACACCCTACCAACAGTTCATCCACAAGTCTCGTTACGCCCGTTGGCTCGACAGCGAACAACGTCGAGAGAACTGGGATGAAACCGTGTACCGATATACAAACTTCATGCGTAACCATGTCAAACGCAAACATGATTTCGACATCTCCGATACTGATTTGTTCGACATTGAGCAAGCTATTATCGGTCAAGAGATTATGCCTTCTATGCGAGGTATGATGACTGCGGGTCCGGCCCTAGAGCGGGACAACATCTGCGGCTACAACTGTAGTTACATCCCTGTGGACAGCCCTCGTTCGTTTGACGAGTGCATGTACATCCTGATGTGCGGTACCGGTGTGGGCTTCTCTGTCGAACGTGAGAATGTGGATAAGCTGCCCGTGATCAGCGATGCTATGCACGAGACGGACACAGTGATTCGTGTGGGCGACTCGAAGCCGGGATGGGCAAAATCTCTGCGTGAGTTGATTGCGCTGCTGTATGCCGGGCAGATTCCGCAGTGGGACTTGTCCGCTGTGCGCCCGTCGGGTGCCCGACTCAAGACGATGGGTGGCAGGGCATCCGGCCCCGGCCCTCTAGATGATCTGTTTCAGTTCACTGTTGCTCTGTTCAAGAAGGCACAGGGTCGTCGCCTCTTTCCGATTGAGTGCCACGATCTGATGTGCAAGGTCGGTGAGATTGTAGTCGTTGGTGGCGTACGTCGCTCTGCTCTGATCTCTCTGTCGAACCTCAACGACGATCAGATGGCACACGCCAAGTCCGGTGCGTGGTGGGAAAACGAGGGTCAACGTGCGCTGGCTAACAACTCTGTTGCCTATAAGGGCAAGCCGGAGATGGGTACGTTTATGCGTGAGTGGCTGGCCCTCTACGACTCCAAGTCAGGTGAGCGTGGCATATTTAACCGTGAGGCTGCTGACGTGCAGGTTGCCCGCAATGAGCGACGTGAGACAGGACATATGTGGGGCACCAACCCATGTAGCGAGATCATCCTGCGTCCCTATCAGTTTTGCAACCTGTCAGAGGTGGTCGTACGTGAAAACGATACGCTGGAGTCTCTGAAGCGCAAGGTGCGTCTCGCAACTATCTTGGGCACCCTGCAGTCAACCCTAACCGATTTTAAGTATCTGAGGAAAGTATGGCGAGACAACACAGAAGAAGAACGCTTATTAGGCGTCTCCTTGACTGGTATTATGGACCACTCGATTTTATCCAAGACCGTCGATTCCCCTCGCTGGCTCGAAGAGATGAAGCAGGTCGCCGTCGATACCAATCTCAAGTTTGCCCAGATGCTTGGAATCCCTCAGTCCGCTGCTATCACCTGTGTAAAGCCGTCGGGCACTGTGTCACAACTCGTAGACGCCGCTAGTGGCATTCATGCTCGTCACAATGACTACTATATTCGCACGGTGCGCGGAGACAACAAGGACCCGCTCACTCAGTTCCTCAAGGAACAGGGCGTGTATAGTGAGGCGTGTGTGATGAAGCCAGACTCCACCACTGTCTTCTCGTTTGCTATGCAGTCACCAGAGGGGGCTGTGACCCGTGATGATATGACTGCAATCCAGCAGCTTGAACTGTGGAAGACTTACGCTCTGCACTGGTGTGAACACAAGCCATCCGTTACAATTACGGTGAAGGAACACGAGTGGATGGACGTGGGTGCGTGGGTGTATGAGAACTTTGATGTGGCGTCGGGTGTGTCCTTCCTGCCTCACAGTGATCACACATACCAGCAGGCTCCGTATCAGGACATCGAAGCGGATGACTACTTGGAGTGGCAGAGAGAGCGTGGAAGTCTGGTGATTGACTGGGCTGCACTGTCCACGTACGAGAGAGAAGACAATACATCAGGATCACGCGAACTGGCGTGTACTGCAGGCGTATGCGAGGTTGTTGATCTCAATGCCGCCTAAAAAGGAAAAGAAAAAGCCACCCCTCGTGTGGAAGCAGGGTGACGGATGGATTCAATACGATCCCCATCCGCATCATCCCTGCTATGAGGAGTGGATGTTGAAACGAGAAAAGCATGAGCAAGAGAAACAGTCCTAATCCCTACACAGGGAATCCTATGTACTACAAGGATAATCCTGAAGCTGTAAAGAAGCGGGACTCTCGACGCATGTTTGTCAATGGCAAAGAAGTTTCTAAGTCACACCCCCTACATCGTCCGGGGAGATACAAGTCTCTGGATGATGCGTGGTCACACGAAAAAATCGAAAGCACAAACGAGGGTGAGGTCTATGCCATCACGAATCCTGCGTGGCCTGACTGGATCAAGATAGGAAAGGCGGTGCGGGCAGATGACCGTCTCAACGGATACCAGACCTCATCTCCACACAGGGACTACGAGATTCTTGCACGAATACCTGCAAGCAACCGGCATGAAAAGGAACTTGAAATGCACAAGCGTTTCGAGGACAATGCCAGTGGACGCAAAGGCGAGTGGTTCAAGACTGATGAATCCACCGCCATTCTTTTGTTCCTAGAGGAAACAGATGATACAAGTAAAGATAACACCTGAGATCATAGCCCGCGCAAAAAAGAAAGCTGCCACTGTAGGCAATCTACAGGGCAGCATAACGGGTAGCTTGAGTCACGTGGTCGGAGCGATAGGCGAAGTCATTGTGGCCGATGCCATCAACGGCACTCACTCGAATACCTACGACTATGATTTGGTGAGGGACGGGGAGCGGATCGATGTAAAAACGAAACGCTGCAATACCCGTCCCTTTCCACACTACGACTGTTCGGTGGCTGCACACGGGGCCAAGCAAGACTGCGACAGTTATATATTTGTACGCATCCTGACCGATTCGTCGCAAGCGTGGATACTAGGTCACATTCCGAAGAAAGAATTCTACACGAAGGCAACAAAGTACAAACGGGGTGACGTAGACCCCGCAAACGGTTTCACGTTCAAGGCCGATTGTTACAATCTACCTATTAGTGAGTTGTCTGATGTCAAACAAAGCGTCTCTGTTTAAGTTCGAAGCAAACCTTCTTACCGACGGGAAGGTGGAGTTGCTTTGTGAATCTGTGAAGCCTGAAGAGTTTGAGGGCGTAATAAGCAACGGGTTGCCGGAGTATGATGGTGGACACTCCATAGCAACCTTGCTGCGATACTTGAATTCATGGGCAAACGAGGCGATAGACAAGTCTGCCAGATACATCTAGCTTTTGCCTTTGCCGTCTGCAGCGTAGAACGGCACCCTCTCACCGGCATCATTCGTAACCATCTTTAGCTTGCCACCGCCTGCCATCATTGGCATCTTCGGCTGCTGCATCATCTGATTTTGCATCTGATTTTGCTGGCCTTGCTTCGCTGACATCATACCCCCCGCTTGAGCCTTCTTGCGGGGTTTCTTTTTTGTAGCCATGCCGCCGTGGTGCATCATAGGCTTGCGCTTTGCAGCACCGCCATACATCATGCCTTTGCGTTGACCGTTGGTGTAGGTTTTCATTTTAGTTGTCCTCTTCCTCTTCTGGGAGTGCAAGTAGTTGATCTAGGTATTGTTTGCCTTCTTCGCCAAGCTGACCCAGTTCTGATATAACAAAGTCTATGGTCATGTTTGAGGCGATATCCAGATCAGCCTTAGTCATTTGATCTGGGTACTTCATAAGTCTTAGCATGACTTCTGCATTTTCTTTGTTGCCTGCTGCAAGCTTCATCATGTTCAAGCCTGCCTGCATAGCAAGGTTGACTGCCAGTTCGGCGGTGACGTACTGTGGGCTGACCATGCGACGTGCAAGGTTGAAGCCTCGTGCCATGATGTTGCCCGGAGTCATGGGGCTTACGATATTCTTTATCTTTGGGTCTATGCTTTCAGCGATACTTTTTGCACCCGCAGCATATGCGTTCTCTTCGCTGAGAAGTTCTGCCATATCCGATATGTATTGAATATGCTCGTCGTCCATGATCCCAGAAAGAATCTGACGAACATTGTCTCTTTCGAGGGCAGCGGTTAGCATCTCAGGGTTGTACATGGCGTGGTTTGTAAATTCCTTGCCATTCATGCCAACGCTCTTGGCACCTGCCACAGGAGCGTAGCCAGCGTACTGCATCATGCCGTTTATAACAAGATAGCTGACTCCCCTTCTTAGAACGTCTTCAGTATTATATGTGGCACCATCCGCTGTAGTAAACGTATCCCCTACCTTTGTAGCTATGGCGGTCAAGAAGTTACTCATGGTGTCAACGTCACCATTTACAACCATATTCTCAAAGAACGATTGAGGGTTAGTGTCGCCTTGAAATCTGGTGATTAATTTTACACCATCATCCACTTCTTTTGCGTTCGATAAGATTTCAGCCTGTGATGCAGTCAGCTTACTTGTCACCTGTTCGGAGAACTTCTTATAGGCTTCTAGGATTTCCATGTCGCTTTTAGATGCGGCACCTGCATCCCTAGTTGCTCTTCCGATGATAGTCGCAATGCCCTGCTCCTGTTCGATCATCTCGCCAAAGTCTACGAGATAAACAGGTACGATCTTTGTGCTGCCGTCCTCTAGGGTTACCTTTCCAGTAACCTTGAAGATATCCTGCAGTTGATTGAGATTTTCTGCAGCTTCGAAGTTGTAACCGCCACTTCTAACCTCAGTGGCTACTTGAGCGGTGAGTCTTTCTTCGAGTCCTTTGCCTACGTTCTTGCCCCATTTTGCGTAGATTAATTCGGTAAGCTGAGAAGACAGAAGGGCAAAGTCTTTTGCTCCCTGTTCAGTTGACAGATCGAATATGAACTCACTGCCTTCTTCTACGACGATATCACTGAATGATTGAATAAGCTGATTGCGAGTTTTAAGAAGTTGAGTCAAGGCATCATCTTCACCTCGCATGGCGGCATTGACGTTCTTTATCATAGGATCGAATACGTCTATGGGGGTGTCGCCCTTATATGCTATGGTAAACAGACGATCAGAAATAACCTCTGGTGGAATTTCTTCTCCGACTGCAACGTCATCGAAGAAGATGGCCTCTCCAGACTCCGCTCTCTGCATACTTGCTTCTAGACCTTCACCCTTCTTTTCGATTGCCACAACGGGTCCGTCTTGTGACTTATATATCTTGGTAAGCGGGCCACCCACACGAAGCTTATCGAACCACTCCGCCTGATATGTTTCTCTGGCAGCTTTCCACTGATCAGCAAACTCCGGACCCATACTCTCTCGAACTGTAGCCTCTACCTGTGTGGCATAGTCTGCGTATCGAGATGCGAGTCCCTCGTCTCCCGTGCGGACAGCATAGTCACGGAATGCTGCGTATACGTCCATTACTTCGCTGGGTGACGCTAGAAGGTCAGGAGCCTCTATACCCAGCTTCTGTTGATTCTCAGGATTCATGTAGAACATCAGGATGTCGAGGGGCTTTAGTTCACCCTCTTTGCCTAAGTACAGGTCACCCGCTTTTTCATTTGTATGCAGCTTATATAGGGCGTTGTAACCGTCACCCTCCATAGCCTCTAGGGAACGTGCCGCCATTCTGTTTGCCGCACGGTATACCTGCTTGCCCAGAGTACCAACAAAGAAGCGAGAATCTTTAGCAAAGAACGCCTGCAGACCATCACCCTCTGGAGCATATTCCATCAGGTCAAGAATCATCTTATTAATAGAGACGCTGGTTCCGGCATCTTCGGCCATCTTGTCGAGGGGAATGAAGTCTCTCTTCGCCAAGTCCTTCATTCTTTTAAGTCTGTTTTGAATACTCAACTCAAACTGCTGACCTACCAGCTTGAGATGCTTTACGTCGTTTCTGCGGAATAGGGCTATGTTTGCAGCGCGATCAGCAAGAAGATTCCTGTTCGTCTCGTACTGTTGATTAAGAGTCTGCAGTATATCTACGTCATCCCCCAGACTTTTTAGCTGCAGTTCGTCCAAGCCCTCTATCAACCCTGCTGGCATAGGGGTGTTGGGATCACGTATAACAGCACTCTTGAAGTCCATGATCTGTTGGTTTAGGACTGCTCTGTCTTTGTTGAGAAGCTTGGTGGATGCCGTAAGAGACGCCTCCATAGCTGCAATATATCTGTTCACCTCGCCCGGATCAAACAGATCAGTCTGTCTCGCCACCATCTCACGAAGCTGCTTCACGAGACGTGCAGTTTTACCATTGCCCTGCTCAATCATGCGTTGATTTGCGGCCATTTCTGACAGCTTGTCAAGACTGCTAGCATCCATAGCATTAACTTCAAGGCCAGCAAGACGATTAGCAGAGCGAAGCCATCCGATGTTCGACTGAATGGCAAATTCCTGTTTAAGGATTTCCATCATAGCGATACGTTCATCGTCATCTTTAAACTGATCAATCAGGAACTTAGTTCTATTCTGCGACTTCTCCATCGCAGTAATGACTTGATCTAGACCCTCATCGTCGAGGGAACCGGCGATCCTGCCTACATACTTCAGTGCAGTAATCATTTCCGGTGTCATTTCTTCGCCGGTTCGTGTCTGGTAAACTTCCTTGACTCTTTTTAAATTACCGTCAGTCAGATATCCTCGAATACCATTCATTCCAATATTTCTTGTAATCGGACCTAGACTGACTATGCTTTCGAACATTTGTCCTGCTGTGTTGACCAGATCACCCGCCTGTTGATTTGTCCAATATGCAGCCTTGCCAGTCATAGTGACAACAGGCTTACCTGCAATCAAATAAAACATGGCACCCAGTCCCTCTGCAGCCAGACGATCTCCGCCTACAAGCGTCTTGGCTCCGAACAGATCACCCTCACCAAATGCATGCATCGTAACTGATAGTGGGATGGCACTCTTTAAGTTCTCTTTAAAATTAGGAACGAACCGTCCCTTGAGGAACGTACGCACCATCATGCCAGTCAGTCTCTGATATTCGGCGTTGAGTTCCTTATAATCTGGATCAAACCTAGACACACCAGACTGCCTAAGAATACGCATATCATCTGAAATTGCACTTCTTTGGTCTACAAGCTTAGATATATTTGCAGAAACTTTTTCCATACCCAGAGCGTACGTAGCCGCTTTCTTGTTGAACTTGACTTTTTCCGCGCCAAGCCTCATAGCCATACCGGCCTGTATGACATTCATTCCTGCTAGGCTGGCATACCTGTCACGATCTGCTCTGCTTGCATTCTTATCATTTGCCTTTCTTTCTAGGTCGACAAGCTTCTTGCGTACATTCGCTATGTTCTTGTTTCCTACGACTGTTTTTACTTTACCTGCACCCATCATAGTCAGGGTTGATTCGGCAAGAACAAGGGCGTAGTTCTCTAAGCCTGTAAGTTCGTCGAGCGATGTATTGAGAAGCACCTGTGCTATCTCTTCGTTTACGTATTGTGCAGGGGCTGTGAATTCTTGATCACCCACCCTAGTTACCTGCGGGGCAGTGAGTCTGTCATATGTTTCCTGATCAATCTCACCATTAGCAAGCTGTCGCTGTAGGTCGCTGACAACCATGTCGTTCATTACGGAAGAAAGCTGACGAATCGAAAACGCATCTTCTGTTACGTTCTTCCACCAGTTGCTTGCTCTTTCTCGTCTGCCTGCGTCCTTGTTCCACTCGTCTAGGAATTCACGACCCTTGTTTTCAGTAAACATATGACGGATGTTCGACCCAGATGTCTTGGCCGCTGCTACAGCAGCACTTGTTCCGTAGTTTATAACAACATCCGGCAGGTACACGGCTGTGCCCACGACAGCACCCTCGTATATTTTCTCAACAAGATTGTCCCAGAAATCGCCTGTAGATAGGTTGCGAACAAACGTCCTCTGGATAATTGCTTGATCTTGTGCGCTTAGAGGCTGTCCGTCCGGACCCATGACACGATCAGTGAAGGCTCCCGACACAACCCTAGCAATCTGCTTCTTACCGTCAAATATTCTTTCTTGAACAGAGAGTAGTGCAGGATTTTGGCGGGCCTCTTGAGTCGGAGTAAATACATACTCTCCCTCTCCCGTCTGTGTGCCGAACTCAAGAGGAGTCACGGCGGGCTGCTGTTCTGAGTATATCAGGAAAGCATTTTGTAGACGATCTTGAGCAGCCTGTCTGTTTTCCGGAGTGATTCCTTGAGCGTTGGGATCAGAGAGCAGTATGTCGTTTTGCAGGTTACCCTGTGGGATTCTGGCTACAGTAGGTATATCTCCAGATGAAATCTTTGCTTTGAATTCATCGAAGGTCAGGGGACGAGTCTGTTCTTCGATGCTTCGAGCAGCCATTTCCCCGGTGGTCTTGGGCTTGAGAAGTCCGGTGGTAGGGTCTGTCTCCACACCATAGGTTTCATCCACACCGACAGGAGCATCTCCCGGAGTCTTCACGATGCCTCCGCCCGTAGTCGCTCGTCCTACGTCTGAAACAACGCCGGTTACTGCTCCCGTTACGGTCTTCGCTACGTCGCCTGCTGCTTTAGCCACAGGTATGATATGAGGAAGAGGATTAAGGCTAGTTGTGGGTGTAGTCATTAAATGCTTCCCTGCGCTGCTTCGTAAGCGTCGATGATTGCCTGATCAGTAATCGTATTGCCTGTCGCCTGATCTATGTACTTTCCGCCTATTTTGACGACATTTGAAATGTCTGGAGGAGCGGCCTGTGTGGACGCAGCCGACGTTGATCCGGGTTTACCCAAAGCGGACATTCCACGCTCCAGTTCGTCTATCATCAGCGTGGCTTCTACTACCTTCAAGTCGTTCGGTGTAGCCACGTAATCATCTGCAGCAAACTGCTCGAATATAGCGTATTGTTCCTGCTTCTTCTCAAATTCGCGTATGGCTTCGTTCAACGCGCCTGTAGCCTGTTCGATGGTGCTGAAGTTTGTACCCAACTTACGAAGCTGAATTTCGATGTCTTGGTTCGACAGGCGTCCTGATGGGTCAGCAGCCCGTGCCATACGGAAAGCGAGAGAGATACGCATAGCCTCTAGTCGGGCCATACGTACATCCTTCTTATCCGAAACACCCTGTTGAAGCATATCGATATACTCTTGAGTAAGATTGTCGTCGTTGTTGAGCATATCTTGCCTGTCTTGATCCGGCCTAGAAATGATGCCTTTGATATCTGAAATAAGCCCTCCAAGCATACCCTGATCTATATCGAAGACAACTTTGAGTTCTTTCTTGAAGTTTTCGTAGGCCATGTTCGCGGCTTCTGCAGTTAGCTTGCCGTCCGCACCGCGATCAGCCGTTTTTACAAAATTCAAGAACTCAGTTCGCAGTCTGTTCAAGTCTTCCACAGCAGTTTTTAGGTCATTCTGACCATCAATAAACTCTTTGAACTTGATGTCCTCCTTGTCGGGACCAAACACTTTTTGCAGGATAAACGACTGCACTGTCTGCGGCGCAATCTGAACTGTATCGCCCACCATTGTAGTGGGCTGTTGCTGCACGGGAGCAGGGAGGTGTGCAGCTAGGGCATATATTTTAGAGCGAAGATCACTATTATTAGACACTGTAGATTCAAATAAAGCGTTGTACATCAGTGTGACAAATTTACCGTCCCCTGCGATTGATTCGCGAATGGTTGACACTTTTATTTCTTTTGGTTTAGCCATCTTGATTCCGAATTCCAACGCACCCTGTAGAGCATTTGCTGTGTACGTGGGGAGTGTGTCTGGATCACCCGGAATATTCATAAATTGGGTCTGCCAGTAGTGCAGAAGAGCCATCTTGTCATTGCCCTGCAGTCCCAAAGCAGTGGCCAATTCATCGTGAGCCTGC